CCCCTTCGGGGGGCTTTTTTTGTAGGAGACTATATATATATGGGTGCTAATACTAGACGCAATCAAAAAATGGCGGCCGCAAAGCCTAAACCTAAAGTGACTGTGGCTGCGAAACCTAAACCTAAACCTAAAGTGGCTGTGGCTGCGAAACCTAAACCTAAAGCGACTGTGGCTGCGAAACCTAAAGAGCGCGTAAACGCTGAACAGTATCAAACCGCTTTTAGCGACGCTTTCGCCCGCGCAAAGAAAAGAAACTCCTATGGCTTTTCTTTTGACGGTAAATACTACCTCACTAACAGGAAGTGATAGATAGGATATCTTATGAAAGTTGTCTCAGACAAACCATTACGCGTAGTTACTATGGGCGGAACAGCGGTAGTTTTCCAACCCGGAGTTACTCGCGAAGTCGGTGAGGCCATTGGTTTCGCGGCTATCCAGATGGGAGCTAGGCAGGTAGAATCGCCAGTTAGGGAAGCCGCCACGAGTCAAACACCCGTGGAGACAAGCGAACCAAAGAATAGTAAGTCGCTGGTGGAAGTCCTTAATGATTTAATTGATAAGGCAGACCCAGAAGATTTTAAAGCGGATGGTACCCCAAAAGCCGCCGCAGTTAACAAAGCCGCCGGTAGAACGGTGCGTACTGATGAAAGAGAGCAGGCTTGGGAGCAGGCTCTTAACTCGTGAAGAGGCTAAAACATGACTGTAACAGTACAAAGCGTACTTGATAGAGTACAAACTACACTTCAAGACACTACAGGCGTTCGGTGGCCCGTAACAGGCGAACTAGTACTGTGGATAAACGACGCACAGCGGGAGATAGCCCTGCTAAAGCCAGATGCGTCCGCCGTAAACGAGACTATAACTTTAGTCGACGGGACTAAACAGAGTATCCCGTCTACGGGTAATCGCCTGCTACGAGTAGTACGCAACATGTCCGCCGCTTCAGACGGCGTTGGCCGTAGATCAGTGCGCATTGTAAGCCGAGAAATACTAGACGCCCAGACACCCGACTGGCATGACCCCAGCGTTCCCGGCGACGCCGCTCACGGGTCAATAATAAAGCATTACGTATACGACGAAGCAGACCCACGCAGTTTCTACGTGTACCCCGGAGTAGCCGCTACATTTCCTGCTTATATAGAAATCGTGTACTCGGCAAACCCAGCAACGGTCGGTGAAAACGACGACCTAACCATACCAGATCTATACGCTAACGCAGTTATGAACTACGTTCTCTACATGGCATATATGAAGGACGCTGAGTACGCCGGCAACAACCAGCGAGCAGCTAGCCACTACCAGTTATTTACAACATCGGTAACGGGCAAAGGTCAGGTAGACGCCATGACTTCCCCAAATATGCAATCTAGGTCGAACCCTAATCTAACTACCCCGTTAGTAGGAGCGTAATAGATGGCGACAGCAGCGTATGATACTTTGCTGCCAGAGATCATCCCCATGGTACCGGGGTGCCCTGACACGCTTATAGAGAACTACATACGGGCCGCTGTTATCGAGCTGTGCGAGAAAGCGGGCGTATATCAAGCTGAACTCGACCCACTAACTACGCAAGCAGGTGTGTACGAGTACGACTTAGACGCACCATTCGGCACCGTCGTAGATAAGATTCTTTGGGTTACCCACAAAGGTCGCGATTTAGAGCCAATCAGCACAACACTACTAGAGCAAAGAAAGCCTAGATGGCGCGAGGATGGGTTCGCAAGTACCCCAGAGTACTTTGTTAAAGTAGCCCAAGACCTTATATGGTTAGTACCAGTCCCGAATGAGACTGTGGAGAACAGTACCATTATTAGGGCTAGGCTAAAGCCAACCCATACGTCTACATTTTGTGAGTCACAGGTGCTTGACGATTACAGGGACGCTATTATAAACGGAACTTTATACCGACTACTTAGGTTGCCAAGCAAAGACTGGACCGACTATTCCGGCGCTCAAGTATACGGCAGCCTCTTTGCGCAAGACATAGTACAGGCGGAGCGTAAGGCCCGGCATGCTGATATGCCTATATCTAGGAAGGTAAAATATGGGGGAGTACATAGGTCTAGCGGCTTCACACGGAAGAAATATGGAAGTGAAGCTAGCTGATCCGGTAGTAGCTAATATACGCCACGAGTGGCATTGGGTTAAACCTGCCATCGAGGAGATTCTCAGCGCCGATAGTAACCTAACGTTTTTGCCGGAAGACGTTTATGCATACTGTAAGGCGGAAGCGGCGCTGCTTTGGGTTACTGACGATGGATTCGTAGTAACCACTACTGAGACAGATGAGTTCACTGGCGATAAGACTTTTCTTGTATGGCTAGCGTGGGCGAAGAGCAGAGGCGCTAATTTAGCGGTTTTGCACTATGAATTTTTTGCAAAAAGGGCAAAAGAAGTAGGTTTTGCACACATCGAGGTTAGATCCAGCGTGCCAGCCCTACAGAAGTATTTGCCTGAAAACGGTTGGCAAGTAGCGACCGTAGTATATACGAGGGATTTATAATGGGCGCTAAACCAAAAGCACAGGACTATAAGCCTAGTGAAGCAGATAAGGCTAGCGCCTCTGTGGCGATGGCGGAGTACAGGTACTTTAAAGAAAAGTACGACCCTCTTTTACAGGAGATGCGCGACAAATCACTAACCGATGATTACAAGTCCACTCTTAGGGGGAGGGCTTCCGCTGACACCATGCAAGCTCTTACTTCCAGTCCTAGCTACCAGCAGACGCAAAACCTAAGCGCGGCCGGAGACATGGCTCAGGCAGTCCAAGGACAACTTGGCCAAGCTACTACTAGCGCCAAGCAAATCGAGAACCGTATGCAGACTAATGTTTTAGGTACTGCCCGTGGGCAGGCCGCTGATGCTCAGTCAGGTATGGCTCAAGCAGCTAGGCTTGGTACGTCCACCGCTTTAGCGAGAGCCCAAGCTAACCAACAAGTAGCGCAGTCCAAACTTAGTGCGGCTACACAAATTGGCAGCGCTTTAGCTTTCCAAGGTATGGACAACATGCAAACACGGGGACCGAGTGACCAAGGTCCACCTACGGCGGGCTCGTTCTTCTCGCCAGTAGACCCTAATACCGGTAAAAAAGTATCTGGCTTCGGTGACAGGATACGCTACAGTACAGGTGGTTAAGCTATGTATATAAACGAAGATGCCATCCGGCGCGCCCAAGAAATGTACGGGGTAAACTCCGCAAACAACGCTGCTGCGTTGCCGCCCGTTAACGACCCAGAGAAAGCTTACGCCGAGCTGACTCGCCAAGAGTACTTAGATTACGTACAAAATTACCGTTCTTTTGAAGAAGGGCTGCTAGATAAAGCTAGAACAGACACTAGCTTAATAGATCAGGCTAGAGAGGACGTAGGGTTAGCGTCGCAACTGACTAAGCAGGTTGCCAACCGAAACCTATCTAGATACGGCGCATCTTTGACGCCAGTCCAGAGGCAGCAGATGGCTAAGGGGCTAGAAAGGTCTAACGTATTAGGCGGCATCCAAGCAGTGAGCGACGCTCGCTTAGCCCAGAGAGAGGCTAATCAAACATTGTTGTCCGATTTAATAAATATTGGGCAGGGTGTAAATAGAAGCTCGCAGAGCCAACTGGGGCAATCCGCTGCTAATGCTAACCAGTTAAAAAATGCCTACACGCAAGCTAAAGCAGCAAGCAAAGCGCAGACGTACAGTACCATAGGCTCTCTAGGTGCTGCCGCTATTTTCGCGTTCGCGTTTTAAGGAGAATAAGACATGGCTCAGAATTTAGGGGACATTGTATTAGGCAGTTACCAAGCCGTACAAGACGCTAGTCAGCGCAGGTTTCAGCGCGGCGTACAAACACGCGAGCTAGAGCAACAGGATCGACGGCTTAGTCAGTTCGACGAGCAGTTAGACATTAGTCGTGCTGCAGATCAGCGCGCGCAGGCAGAAGCTGATAGAACGAACCTTATTCGGTCTCGTGACGCTTTCATACAAACACTAGACACCGAAGGATACGTATCTGCCGACCGCTTATCCATAAACGTAGATGCTCTGGCGGAGGGAATTGAAAAAGGGTCTGGGACAGCCGCGACTGCCGCCCTAGAAATTGCTAATATGAGCGGCCTTCTCCCAGAAGGCTCAACTGCTGAGTCCATAGAGCGCATGCCGGACGGGGGTCATGCAGTTACTGTCCGTAACCCAGACGGTAGCCTAGGGGCAGTAACCGATGATGGGTCTAGTGATCCAGAGTCACGCGTAGTTATACTGGCTCCGGGAGTCCTAAGTAAAGTATCTAACACAATTTATCAAACCAAGATACTCCCGCTTTCCTCCTTTAATGCAAGTGATATGAGAATGCAGCTTACTAGAATAGACGCTGATTCTGCCAACAGCGCACTGATGGATCAGGCGAACATGCTTGTGTATAAAACGGAGGTAATTAACGCTGTACCCGTAGAACGCGGTGCCCAGAGAGCCGCTATAAACGCTGTATCTGCGGCGGAAACCCCAGAAGAAGAAGCGGAAATCCTTGAGAAAATAGGAGCCGACTTAGGCATAGCCGCCCCCGAAACGGGCCAGATCGGGCGTAATCGCGAGATGCGCGACAGGTCAGCAGCGACTGTGGCTGCCAGAGCCGAGGAGAAACTCGCTAATAAACAAGCTCAACTAAAATCAGCTCAGGATAGGGCCGCTAGAACTACAGGTCGCGCAAAAGATTCAGCGTTAAGCCAAGCCCGAAGGTTAGAGGAAGAGATTAAAGGGCTGCAGGGGGAACCTGAAGGGACGCCTAGCCAAACGGAGATTACCTTAGCCACCCCCGAAGCGGAGCAAGAAGTAGAGCAGGTCGTTAGTTTTGCTCAAGATAAGTCAACGTCAGAGATTAGCGACGCAATTAGCAGCGGTGATCTTACCGTAAGTGCAGGAACACAGCGTCAAGTAGCCGCTAGTCTAGAGGATAAAGGCATACGGGAGCTTAAAGATCTGCTACGCCTTAATGACAGGGACAGAGCAATAGCCCGAGCTGCTATTCTTGCATCCTCGCCTAACGCTACTATACAGGCGCAAATGTCTAAAGAAATCTCAAATATATTCGAGACAGGTAGAGCGAGTATATCGGCTAAAGACGCACGCGCTTTTGAACAGAACGCAGAGACTATAAGGCTACGGGCGAAAGAGCTTAAACGCGGTCTTGATAATGACTTAACAGGCCGTACCGACGCCGCTACAATGGCAGCATCGAATTTTACTTCCGCAGCTCAAAAGCTCTTTTTTGGAGAGGACGGCTCAGAGAACAACCTAAACTCCACCGCGGCTACGGAGTTCACAAGAACCATACTAGCTCCGTATCTACTAAAAGCAGCTAACTCTAGGTCAGCCGAAGAGGCCGCCATATATCAGCGCGGAATTAGTCCGTCGCTTAGCTTAACAGTAGCAGCGTTTGCCGCCGAAGAAGAAGGTGGTATAGCGGAATCACTACTTAGCTTCTTTAGAGCTGACTCAGAAGACGTACTTTCAACTACAGATTTTGACTTAAGCCGTGTTAAAGCGACGTACGACGCTGACGGTAGGATTAAACAATTCTTCTACCTCGACGCTGACGGCGCTCCCGCAGACGAGGCTATAGACGCCGGTGTTATACGCGACCTTAATGACGACATCTACAATATAGTTGCGGCTGCAGCACGTAGGAACACTAATACGCCCGAAAATAGCGAGAGCTGATAATGGCTACAGACCCCGTCAAGTATTTTCTGGGCATAAACGGCCCAGAATTAGATGCGACACAGACTGTACAAGGCACGTTGCCCGAAGATGCTCCGGCGCAAAGCGGCCTTTTCAGCACGTTCAGAGCGGGCGCGCAGTCTGGTGCAGAAGGTCTTGCCACGGATATAGAGTACTTCAAAGCCCTGTTTAATACGCTTACTGGCGACGAACAGCAAGCTGCCGCAGATGTAAAGAACGCGCGCGTTCGCGAAGAGTTCGCTGCTGCGCCCTTGGCGAACGTAGAATCATTTGAAGAATTCATTAACGAGCCAACTATTAACGGGTTTTTTACGCAAATAGCTAAAGGCACAGGTCAAGTACTGCCCTCCGCCGTCTCCACTATAGCTTCTGGAGGTACCGCGGGGTTAGCAGCAGTAGTAGGCAGGGCGGCGCTATCCAAAGGCTCTAAAAAAGTTGCAGAGAAATTGGTTAAAGATTCTGTAGAGCGTACAGCTAAAGGAGTAGCAGACGTTGACGAGCAAGCAATCGCTCAATCCGCTTACGATTTGTTTAAGAAAGGTGCCCTAACTGGCGCAGCAGCGTCAGAGTACGCTCCGCTAGCCGGATCTAATCTGTCAGAGGCACTAGACTCGGGTAGAGAATTAGATAGAGGTACTGCGTTCCGAGCGGCTGCCGTAGCTGCCCCTCAAGCTCTCATAGGCGTTGCCGGAGAAGTGGCCCTCTTAAAGCTTATAGGAAAAACTGCCAGTAAAAGATCTGTAAGAGAAGGAAGCCTATTTGGGCGGCTCGCATCAGACATCTCCAAGTCCACTTTCAAGGGCGGGGCTATAGAGGGAGCTACCGAAGTAGCTCAAGAAGGTATCTCTGTAATTAACCGCTCGCAGATGGACGAAGACTTCGACTCAGAAGATGCGGCCATTCGTGTAGCGGAAGCAGCGTTTGCCGGGTTCTTTGGAGGGGCGGGCATCGGCGCAGCCGGAGGCAGCGTTGGCGCTACTATTTCTAACAGGGGTGAGATCTCCACAAACATTAGGGAGCCTGTAAAAGCCGCAACTGATAAAGCTGCAGACATATTTGACAAGGCAAGGCGTTATATGGACAACGCCAGAAGCCAACGCGTCGAGCAAGAAGCCGCAGAAGATATCGTTGGCGATTTACCGGATGGGCAGACGTCCCCAGAACCAAAAGCGTTTATAAATGCTCAGTTAAACGCTATGACCAACCCTAGTAGTACAAAGCAAGCCGTATGGGAAGCCGGTGATCAGCCTAAGTATAGCGCCCGAACTAACCGGCCTACAGAAATAACCGTAAACGGAAGTACCGCATGGGCAGCTTTTGTACCGGGTCGAGGTACAATTATATCCACTAATAAAGACTTAGTGGCAGAAGTCGTTGCATCTGGCGCAACAGATGAGTCACTCAGCATAGCTTTGGGGTACAGCAGTAGCAAACCTAGCGCTGACGCAACCTTAGTCGCACAAGCGTTAGACGCAGCCGGTAATGTAGTTTCTGAGGAGGTTACATCACCGACCAATACGGAAGCTGCGTTAAACGCAGCTCGCGGACTTGCACCTGAAGGCGGGTCTGTACGCGTCGTTACTACTGAGCAGGCTTTAGAAGAGAGAGCCAAGTTATTCCAGCAAGAGCAGGGGCCAGATATACAGGTAACTGACGACCCCGACTCTTTCGAAGAATCTGACGGTCTAGACCCTACTCAAGAACTCGATGATGTGGATGCGCTAAGGAACGAGCTTCAAAGTATTAGTGAGCAAGAAGCCGAACAAACAGTAGTAGGCCAGTTTACCCCTAAGACAGACGGCCGTACTTTCCCCGGGGAAGAAGCGGCGAGAGCTGAGTACGTACAGGAGTTTGGAGACACAGACTTCAACTCACCAGAGTTTGCCGGCATTACAGAGGCCACTCTAAAAGCAGCAGTACGAGAGAGTAGGCAGAACCCAAATTCGGTAGTTACCATAGGAAAGCGCGACGGAAAGTTCGAAGTAGTGCGTTCTGATTTTGACAAGCTCTACAGGTTCGTAGACGGCAACGTCGAGCAACGTCTTACTTTTCCAAAGTTCATTGAAGCGTCTGTTAGAAAAGCAAAGCGCTCTAGTTTTGCACGGCGGTCTAGCGTATCAATAGTTACTCCTGACGGCAACACGGCTAGAGTTAACCTAGTAGACCTTACTAATGCGGGCCGTAGGCTGGTAGAAAACCGCGAAACTGGCGCGTTCGAAGCAGGCGACCCTATAACATCGTCTAGACAAGGACTACTAGAGATACTGTCTGATCTAGCTCTAGAAGGCTACGAAGTACAGGTTCTGGGCCGTCCGATATTTTCTGTACTAGAGGGCAAAGTGCCGGAGGGGGCTAACGTACCAGCCGCTGTTGTTGCTGGCCGTACTCTCGGGCTGGCGGAGCTATTAAATACCCGGCAAGACCCTCGCACAGGTATACAAACTGACGCTCAGATAGCTGAATCGGAGTCATTGGCCGAGTTTGACCAGCAGCGGGCCAGAGACACACGTAGCACATCGGCCGGATACCAGTTACCCCCAGAAACTCGCACTGAAGAGATAGTACCCGGAGACCCCGATTACGTAGAGGGCGTACGTCAGTTTAGGGAAGTTCCACTGGAACAAGCGGCCGAGAATATATCTGAGGTAGAGGCATTTGCCGGTGACCCCCGTGACGATATCGCCCCCGATAGGCGGGCTGGACAAGCGCCATCTACTAAAACGTCTACTGCGCCCGATCCATTCCCAGATCCAACTAAGTTCGATAACAGCTTAGTAAACGACGTCATAAAAACTCTGTTACGCGCTATAAAAATGACCCGCCCGCCGCGCGTCTTTAGCGCAGAGAAGCTACGCGGGTTAACTGACGCACAGCTATCCACTATTTTTACCGTACCTGAAATAGTATCCCTCAAAGCTGTATTAGCTCGTATGGAGGCCCGCCCAGAAACAGGCGGCATATATTCTGGTAAATACAATTTCGCCGTAATTAATGAAAGCGGGAACTCTTTAAGCGATGCTCTGACGGCCGCGCACGAAATAGGGCATGCGTTGTATCAGCAAGAACAAAAAGCTGCTTTAGAGAACAACGCGTTGCGTCCCCGTCTCATAAAGTCGTTTAAGCAGCACCCAAAACACAGTCGTTATGTAGAGCTGTATGGCGACGAAGCCGGCTTCGAGGAATGGTACGCCGATCAAGTAGCCCGCTGGGCGGCGAAACAGTATACAAACCGCGCGGCAAAAAATATGTCCGAGCGGCATTTCAAAGGGCTGGTTACAAAACTACGGACTTTATGGCGGACTATGAAGTCCGGCTTTAAAGTACGTAAAGGGCCCAAGTCTCCTGAATTCGAGGAGTACATAAGAGGCGTAGTAGAGGCTAAACAGCAAGACTTCTTTGCCAACGAGGCCGTTAGGTACTATATACCAGAAGATAATCAAACACCGCAGCAACCAGCAGGTGGTGGGCAGGCTCAACAGCAGCAACCAGCAGGTGATGGGCAGGCTCAACAGCAGCCAGTGGGCGAGGAGAGAACCGCTACTACTGGGCCAGACATAACTTTCCCAGAAAAAGCATTGGTATATTCCGTAAGGGAGGCCGTAGTTAAAGAGGGCGGCGAAGCCCTAGGGTCCCACTGGAACAACAAGATACGCCAGCTTACCCGCGGGACTGTAAAACCCCTTATGCGTATTTTGGCAACGGCAGACGGAGTCCTCCGCATGCACGCCGGCGATAAACTAGCGGACCTGTTTTACGTACGCGCTCAGGAAAGCGGGCAAGGTGGGCGCATAGGGATGGTGGGGGCCGTAGGCTTAAAACTTAATGAGTTAAAAAACTCGTTCCAAGACCTCGTAGGTGACTTAGACGACCCAGCAGTAAAAGAAGCGTTTATTGAGGCCAGCAGTAGCGCAAAAACAGAGTCCCTTCGTGGTAAGGCCTTAGAAATACGCCTGTTCCTAGACTCTTTTTACGACGATTATATTGCCCCGTCTAATACTGATATTAAAAAGGATGAAAACTACTTCCCAGTAGCACTAGATCTGCTAGCGGTAGATTTCAATGCGGAACTATTCGTAAGCATAATTATCCAATACAACCCAGAAGTGTCCGTAGAGCAGGTTAGGAAAGCAGTTGCTACTATCCGCAACTACAACATTGCACAATATGATGCACAAGAAGCAGGAGCGGACGTTGGGGCCGATCCATTAGACCCAGCAGCGTCAGTAGAAAAGGCCCGGAAGTTAACTCGTAATGTCCCACGAGAAGTACTAGCGGCTTATGGCTTCCTGCAGAAACCAGAGGAAGCATTCATAGGGTATATGAGGCACGTTGTAAAACGCGTTGAGTACAATAAAGCTACTGATAATGGCGCTTTACTTAAAACGGAGTTGGATGGGCTATCGCCGGAAGACCGCGAAGTAGCAATAGACGTTATAAAAACCTATATGGGTTATCAGAGCAGCCCCCTAAATCCAATGTGGAGAAAACTTAACAGCTGGGGACAGTTCTTGCAGTTTGTTACGGTGTTACCTTTCGCCACAATCGCGTCGTTTACTGACCTAGCTGGCCCGATAATAAACTCTAAAGAGTTCTCATTAGATACGTTCCAGCGGGCCACCAAAGAGATAATCGCGACTATAAAGAACCCAGAAGAGCGCCGGCAACTAGCCCGTGATATTGGCGTGATTACTAATGAAACAGTAGCTAATGCTTGGGTAACGCAGGCCGAGCAAGACTATATGGACCCAAAAGTCCGTAAGCTGTCAGATGCTTGGTTCCGCGCGATTGGACTGGACTACTTCACTAAATTTAGCCGAGAATTCGCTGCCGGTATGGGCGTGTCGTTTATAAACCACCACGCTGCACGCGCCGGAAATGGCTCTAGTAACCCACGTTCCGTGCGATACCTAGAAGACTTAGGGTTGACCGTAGAAGACGTCATGAAGTGGCGAAAAGAGGGCCGTAAGTTCTCTACTCCAGAGGGCCAAAAAGTTAAGCAAGCCCTTCAGCGGTTCGTAGAGTCTTCTATTCTTAGGCCAAACGCGGCAGAGCGGCCAATATGGGCTTCAGACCCTAGGTGGGCCTTAGTTTGGCAGCTTAAGTCATATTTCTACGCTTACTCTAAGGTAATCGGCGGCGGGATACTTAAAGAAGCTAGGACACGTATTAAAGAAACCCCCGGTGTAGAGGGGGAATTTAACTCAGAGCAATTGACGGCTGTGCTAGGCATCTTCGCCTTGACCGCCGTAGCTACTATGCCGTTGGCTATGTTAGGCATGGAGCTTAGAGAGTATGCAAAAACCGGGCTTGCGTGGGCGCTGCCCGGCGTAGACCCCAAAGCAAGGTATTTCCGTACAGATCGTATGGACTGGGACGAATACTTGTTTGAAGTATTTGACCGCTCCGGCTTCTTAGGCCCATTATCCATGGGGGTTATGGCTAATCAACAAGCTGAGTGGGGTAAAAGTCCACTAGTTAGCTTACTTGGCCCAACCGCAGAGACCATTGATACGGCGTTTACTAACGGTTGGGAGGTGGATAAAACACTTAAGGGCCGCATTTTACCAATATACAACCAGTTGTTGTAGGTAAGTAAAAAACGGCGCGGTTACGCCGCTTTATAAAGCGGTAGAATTAGATTAGCTATGCTAATATACTAACTGGCAAACGCGACAGCGTACATATATAGAGGACTTAGGCCATGAGTAAATTTTCAGACTACACTGAAAATAACATTATAGAGACGACACTTCGTGGCGCGGCTTTTCCCGTTCCCCTAGGTGTGTATGTAGCCCTTTTTACTAGCGATCCTACTGATGCTGGGTCCGGTACAGAGGCCACATGGCCTTCATATGCCCGCCAAGACGCAGCTGACGGTGGTCCGGTTAGCGACGGCTGGGGTGCCGCGTCCGACGGATCGACGTCTAACGCCTTAGCAATCACGTTCCCGCCTAACGACGGCGTATCTCAGATAACTATAACCCATATAGGGATATATGACGACAGCGTAGGTGGCAACTTACTCTACCATGCAGGGTTGACGTCCACAAAAACGCTGGCCGTAAGCGACGTAATCTCGTTTGCAACTGGTGCAATCACCGTAAATGTAGCGTAATAACGCAGCGGCGGCGTAGGTATGAGTAATTTCAATACGCCAAACGGAGCCGCTATAAATGGTAGCTCCGGCCGATCTGCTATATCCGGGGTAGCCGGGGCTACTGCTAGCGCAACTATTGCTGCAGTAGCTTTTATAGTAACCAGCGCCGTATCTTCAGTACAGGCCGGCGCTGTTGTCCAAGCTACCGCCCTCCGTACTAAGTTTAGTGAAGTTACTGTACAGGGTAGCGCCGCGGTTAACGGCGACGATATTTTAGTAACAAAAATATCCTCCGCTGCCATAGCCGCAAACGCTACCCTTACCGCCGCAGCGTCTCAAACGCACGCCGTCACCTCCGATTTTTCCGCGACGGCCTCTATTTCAACCCTCCCCCGCATTATAAAGGAGGGCGTAGCAGACGTTTCTGCGACTGCCACTACCGTAATTAACCCAGCGCTAGCTAATAAAGTGCAGTTTACGGCTGCCACAGTAGACGCCTCGGCTGAAACTGCCTCCTACGGCGTACGAGAAGTAAGGCCGCTGACAACGCTTGACGCGGAGGCGTCTATTATTGCAAACGGCGGCTTATTAGTAGCAGCCGTAGCAGAAGTTAATGGGGAAGCAACTGTTTCGGCGCAGGCGGTACGTGTTAAAATAGCTACCGCAGATATAGTAGGCGTCGTTTCTTTAGAAGTAGACAGCGTATCTAACCCGGAGAGCTATGATCCTTTTGAAAGAACCTTCGTTAGACCTCCACAAAATGCACTATTTGCTCGCCCACCCACTATTTTTGTATATACAAGGCCCACAATTAATCAATTATTTGTAAGGCCGCCCCAACAATTTACTTTCAGGAGGCCATAGTGAGACTAGGCACTGTTACGCAACAGCCCGCAGAGCGGCTTTCCTATACTATAGACTACAGCGAGTTTCTTACTGATGGAGATAACGTGCTAACAGCCGTCTCCACTGTTAGCCCAACAGGTCTAGTAGTAGAAGCGGTCAGCGTGTACGACCCCCGAGTTCGTTTTTGGGTGCGCGGAGGCACGGCTGGGGTCACCTATAAAGTAACTGTAGACGTTGGAACAGCGGACGGCCGTATCTTGCAAGACGAGATAGTCTTTAAAATTAAGGAAGTCTAATAATGGCGCAGACATTACACAACAATGTAACCGGGATACTTTCAGCCAGCGTAGACTCGGTCTCCACTTCCGTATTTTTGGTTGACGGTAGCGCCTTCCCTGACCCGGGCTCAGACTACTATTTAGTAACCATAGCTTACACTGACCCAGCAACTAACTCTGAAACAGAGTGGGAGATTCTCAAGGTAACGGGTAAGCCATCTGCTAATGAGTTAATCGTTGCCCGAGGTCAAGAGGGTACAACACCGCGCGCGTTTAGCGCGGGCGAAAAAGTAGAGGCGCGTATAACCGCAGCTACTGTAGTTACTCCCGACGGCGCTCAGACCCTTACTAACAAGACTATT